TATTAAAAAATGTTCCGTAAAGACTAGTAACCGTGGTTGCACTCGACGTATCCAGCGTTTGTGACGCAAAGTTGTTTATACGGATGTCGGCCACTGTGCCGGTACTGGATGTATCCGTGAAGGTAGCTGCATTCTGGATAAGATTGATACCACTAGTTGTCCATGCTGGTGCGCTGGTGTTAGGTGAGGATAATCTAGTAACCCCAGCAATTGTAGTATTGCCGGTATTTACAGAACCAGTAATATTAGCATTGCCAGATACAGTTAAAGGAGCAGTTAATGTAGTTGTACCAATGCCTAAACCACCTGCCATATAGTTATTTGCAGAGCCACTAGCATAAAAGTTCCATTTATTTGCGCCAGCAGTAATTAAACTAAAAAATCCTCGTACGTTTGTAGTAGCAGTAGCATTTTGAGCAGTAAATTGGTAAACGTTAGTGATAGCAGTGGCACTATTCCAACTTGGAGTACCCGCTTGAATCATGTAAATCTCGTTAACGGTTCCTGTATAAGTATCTGCAGAATCTACTCTAGCAAAAACAGGATTTATAGATAATATATTATTTGCTGAAGATTGGATAGTTGGTAAGAATAATAAACCATATAATGAATTAAGTGTACCTGGTTGACCTGGCACGATCTGGGACTGCATCCCAAACATATTGTGCTGAGTATTAGCAGCAATATTAAATGTACCAGTAAAACTTATGTAACCACTAGGACTATTAATATTACCTATTTGAGCAATACGATTAGAAACTGATAATGCACCATTTACTGCAACATTACTGGTACCAGCACTGGCACCAATGGTGATGGTAGTAGTGCTGCCACTTGCACCTCCGGTACCAAGGTTGATTGTTTTAGTATTTCCGGATGCCGTTGCGCCTGCTTGGATGTTTGTGGTTTGGCTAAGCGTTGATCGCCCCAGCGTAATGGTTCCGGTGCCGGATGGGCCGCCTATGCTAAGCAGACCAGAAGTCATGGCCGAGGCAATTTGAATTTGGTTGCTAGTAGTGCCATCCAACAAAACGCCACTAGTAACTCGCAACGAGTCGGCTCCAATCGCCCAGCGTTCTGTTGCTGTGACATTTGTACCGGCAAGTGGGTTAGTAAAGTAAGTGCCGTACAGCATCGATGCAGTCGTTGCACTTGACGCAGCCAGCGTCTGCGCTGCAAAGTTGTTGAACCGAATATCCGCCACAGTTCCCGTACTGGTCGTGTCCGTGAATGTTGCGGCAGACTGGACGAGGTTAATCCCCGAGGTTGTCCAAGCTTCAGCGCTGGTATTAGGTGAGGATAATCTAGTAAAACCAGTAATTGTAGTATTACCTGTTGATATAGGACCGGTAATATTAAGCGCGCTTGTAGCTTTTGTAAAAGTAAAATTGGAACTTCCATTGGAACTTCCATCATCATGAAAGAGTACTTGACTATTTGATCCACCTGTAACACCTCGTGAACCAGTATAACCCATAACACCTTGTGAACCGGTATATCCAACATTATTTGACCAATACACAGAAGAACCGTTAGATATTAATACCTGGTCTGCATTGCCGGTTGAACCATTGGCAATAAGAGATGTAACAGACAATGTTTGCAAATTTGAACCAATTTCAAAAAGAACTGATCCGTTTGAGCTAAAAGCTTTTTTATCGGTAAGATTGATAGACAACTCGCCTGGACGAATATACCGAGTATTTGCCGGGTCTGTAGACGGCAATCTTCCAGAAACGAATGTTCTCTTATGGATAATTGGTGTAGTATTAGCCATGTGGCTCTCCAGTGCAGATATATATCTTTGAGTACACTAATTAGTGTACATCAGTTTATAACTATGATATATTTATAAGAATGGGCCCGTGGAGAACTTATGAAAATTGCAATTATCGATACACTTGGTTTGACTTACGATGGAAGCACGCTAGACAAGCGGGGTCTTGGTGGATCAGAATCCGCTGTTATTCTTATGTCAAAAGAATTGGCTAAACTAGGATTTGATGTTACCGTCTTTAATGACTGTGAGTCTGACGATTCAAACCCGGGTATGTACAATAACGTATTATATCGGCCGCTTAAAGATGTAGAATATTGTGCCGAGTTTGATATCATGATTGGTTCACGGTCAGTTGCAGCGTTTGCTCCCAGACATATGATTGATGAGTTCAAGAACTTTATCGGCGGTCTCCCTGACTTTACCAGCATCCAACAAAATTCCAGCCATAAGATACTTTGGATGCATGACACATTTTGTGATGGTGATCTTTATTTAGAAAGTTTCTTGCTTGATGGTTTCATCAACGAGATCTTTACACTATCCGACTTTCATACTGACTATGTGACCAATTGTGACCATGGCAAGCGTAGGAACTTTGAAGTTCTCAAACGCTTTGTATTCCAGACACGTAATGGCATTGGCAATATGCCTAAAAAGTTTGTAGATATTACCAAGAAAGATCCAAACCTTTTTGTTTATAATTCGTCAGTAACCAAGGGAATGATTCCTCTTGTGACCAAGATTTGGCCAGAAGTAAAACGCCGCCACCCTGAAGCCAAGTTAACTGTTATTGGTGGTTACTATAAGTTCCGTGAGAACTCGCAGCCAGATGAACAAGAAAAAACGTATCGTGATCTTGTTGCTAAGTATGGCAATGACATCAACTTTACTGGAATCATTACCCAAAAAAAAATTTCTGATATCCTGACGGATGCATCGTACATGATCTATCCTGCAGCTTTCCCTGAGACGTTCGGCATCTCTGCATTAGAAGCTCTGGCGCACAATGTTCCACTGATTACTAATACATTCGGTGCATTGGAAGAGACTGCATTTGACCTGGCATGTTATAAGATTCCTTATGCCATCGAACCGAATGGTCTGTTCCCATGGATTCCTTCCGATGTACAAGAACAACGTTTCACTGATATGGTATCACATGTGCATGTTAACAAATATCTGCATCAACAAAAGATGTATGCTTGTAATCAGATTCAGGATATTTGTACATGGGATACTGTTGCTTTACAGTGGAAGCAACACCTCTATAAGAAGCTTGGCGAGTTCTTGCCGGTTGCAGAGTATCGTAAAGTAACCAAAATCAATAATAAGGTCCGCAAAGTATTTGGCCGCCGGTTCATGAATCTTGAAGAATTGGCAGAACCGGTTCAATCACCATTCTGGCCAATTAGTATTATCACTCCGGTATATAATGCCGAGAAGTATATTGCTCGATGCATCGAGTCGGTTGCACAACAAGACTATCATAACTATACGATGCATATTATTGATGATGCATCAACAGATAATACAGTTAAAGTTGCAATGGATTGCATCAACTCTCTCCCAGAAAATATTCGATATAACTTTAGGGTTCATTTGAATGATAAAAATTATGGAGCAGTTTGCAATCAAGTAACTACAATTCAAAATGAATGTGGTCATGACATTGTCATGCTTCTTGATGGCGATGACTGGTTAGTCAATGATCCTAATATCTTTCATATGTACAATAATCTGTACAACGAAGGTGAAGAATTCACTTATGGTTCGTGTTGGTCATTAGCAGATAATATTCCTTTGATTGCACAAGAATATCCACCAGAAGTCAAGGCAAATAAACTATACCGTAACTATAAGTTTAACTGGAACATGCCGTATATGCACCTTCGCACATTTAAATCGGCAATGATGCACCAGTTCATTAATAAAAATGGATATGATGCATTTAAGGATGGAGATGGCAACTGGCTAAAGGCCGGCGGTGACACTGCTGTGTTTTATTCAATGATTGAACAAGCAGATCCGGATAACGTTATTTGTGTTCCTGAAATTGTGTACGACTATAACGATCTTAATCCACTGAATGATTATAAAGTAAATGGTATTGAACAAATCAAGAATGCTAATATAGTTCTGAGTTCGACAAAAGCAAAATCAAAGTTTTCAGTAGTAGTTCCTACTATGTGGATGTGTGCACAGTTTAAAATCACACTACAAAAGCTGATTGATTGTGACGACGTAGATGAGATCATGATTTATGATAACAATCCATCAAAGGCGTTTGATTTGCCAGAAAGTGATAAAATTGTATTATTCGGCACCGGCAAAAATGAATACGTGAATCCCGTATGGAATGAGTGCACCAAAAAGGCTAAAAACAACTTTGTTCTGTTGTTGAATGATGATGTTGATTTTGACATGAATGTGTTTGATAAGATCAGACCGTTGATTGCTGATACCAATAATGGTGTCATCGGTATGTGCGCTGGTCTAGAACAGTTTAATCAGCCGCTAGTAACTGATGGTTCGATTGACATTATTATTCCGCCTGCCGGATATCATCATTTTGGCTTTGGTTGTCTGATGTTTGTTAACAAGAAGAACTGGAAGGATATTCCAGAAGAATTAAAGATTTATTTTGGCGACTATTATATCTGGGATCGTAGTATAAAAGATAATAAGCAACCTTACATTATCACCAATTTTAATTATACCACACAATGGGCTCAGACGACTGCAAACATCTATGAAGAGATCTCAGAGATGCACGAATTTGAAAAAAGTGCATATGACCGTATTCTTCATGAACTACATAACCCACCTGTTATAGAACCTACCAGAATCAAAAATATCTTATTAGCTATTCCGTGCAAGAATGATATTGAAGCTGATACATTTAAATCAATCTATGACTTGATTATTCCAGATGGATACAAGGTACACTTTCAATACTTCTATGGATATGCAGTTGACCAAGTTCGGAATTTAATTGCCGATTGGACTATCAAGGGATATGACTATCTCTTTGCAGTTGACCATGATATGATCTTTGCACCAGATACACTACAAAAGCTTTTGACTGCTGATAAACAAATTGTGTCTGGTATCTATCGTCAACGTCTAGAACCACAGACAATTGAGATCTACGATCATAACTTCCGTTATATTCCATACGAGAATCTTGTTAACAGAGGATTGATTGAAATTGGTGGCTGTGGATTTGGTTGTGTTCTTGTCAAGAAAGAAGTATTTGCTGATGTAGGTTATCCTCAGTTTGTATATCATCAGGCATTAGATATGGCTGGTACATTTAGTGAAGATCTAGACTTTTGTAAGAAGGCAAGGGAAAAAGGATATACTATCTGGTGTGATACATCTATTCTTTGTGGTCATGTGGGTACCAAGATATACATGCCAGAACTTTCTGCAATCCCGGCCGAGTCTCCCGAGCGCGCCCGTTTACGGGAGCTTCGTAAGATGGATTTGTTCCCAGAAGAACATGTTGATTATTTGAAATCAATGAAGGAAGAAGGGTTCGAACCAAAGGTTATTTACGACATTGGTGCATGTGTCCTTCACTGGACAGATAAAGCCAAGACAGTCTGGCCTGATGCTACCTATATTGCATTTGATGCAATGGATGCAACTAAGTTCATTTACGAAGAAGAGCGTATAGGATATGCATGTGGAGTTCTTGGAAGTGAAGATGGCAAACTAGTTGATTTCTGGGAAAACATAGAACACCCCGGCGGCAATTCTGTGTATAAAGAAAACAAGGAACTAAGTCCACTAGCCGACCAACTATTTAGCAAACCAATCCAAAAACGTACTGGCAAGTTAGATACGGTAGTTGAACTATTTGACTTTAAACAACCCGACTTGATAAAGATGGATGTACAAGGATCAGAGTTAGATATTCTGAAAGGTGCAACCAAGGTACTTGAGCAGTGTGATAATATCATTTTGGAAATGCAAAATGTTGATTATAACAAAGGCGCTCCTAAAGCACAAGAAGTCATTGAGTATCTAGAATCTATTGGATTCAAAAATAAGTCTGGGATGTTCTCAGGCAGTGAGATTGATGGCGATTACCACTTTACTAAAATTCACCGCCGTCTATAGCACCAACAATAAACTGTTGAGTGAACTGTTTGATTTCGTACTTGTCGGCTGTTTGATTGTAGATTATTACGGCGCCATCTGTGACGTTAACCTTGTCAACATCCGGCAAGTCTTCGATGCTATTAATCTGATATTCACGGAACTGATTTTTCACAGTTAGTGTAGTCGGATTAAGGACAGGTGTGCTGGTATTGACTTTGACTGTGAATCTTGTTTCTGTATTTAATGTCATCTGGTCACCTGCGGTGTAATGGTTGCAATTCCTTCAATCAATCTGGTAACAGCACCATTAGTATCAGTTAATTCGCAATCGTAAACATATCTGCCCGATACAATATTTGCTGTTGCATTGGCAGTCATTGATAATGTAACAGTGCCGATTGCTGGAGAGATTGATA